CTTTTGGCGATGCTGATAGTGATGCGGCCCGATCCATATATGATAAAGAGATTGATAAAGCTAAAAAAGCAGGAAGAGATTTTAGTAAAGACCCATTTCCAGATTTTGGATCTGATGCTTGGAAAACAATGCACTCTAATATGAGGAGAAACGCCGCAGAAAAAAATCCTGGTTATCAAAAAATAAAAGGAATGGCTGATAAGTTCAAATCAATGGGTTACGAAGAAAGTGAAGTTGGGTATGGAGATTATGGAAGTGCTCTTGTTGGTAAAAGTTTTGGAAAAAAAGATGATGAAGGTAATCAAATTGACATATATATGATGCCAACAAAAGATGGTAACATTGAGGTAACTAGTACTAAACGAATTGAATCCGAAAAGAAACGTGGCGGACTTATGGGATTGATGGGTAAAAAAGATAAAAATGTACAGTATAAAGATACTGAAAGAGAAGTAATTGATATAAGTGGCAAAAGTGATGATGAAGTAGTTGATGCAATAACAAAGCATGTTAGCAAATTATAAAACAAAAAGATGAAAAAGACTCTATTACAAGAAATTAAAGCAATGAATAAAATTGCCGGAACAGAAATGACGGTAGAGCAGGAGATTGCGTTCATTAAGAATAGATTACAAGAGTTGGAGTTTACACATCAGGCTTCATTTGATGCTTATAGAAAGAATCACAAAATGAGACCTGATACAAGGGTGAAGATAGCAGGTAAGGAAACAACTGTTAAAGATGCATCAAAAGAAAAAAGTTTATTACAAAAAATAGGTGCAAAACTATTTGGTAAAAAAGAAGAGCCTGTTCCAATGCCAAAAGTAGACCCAAAGAGTCCATTGAATAAGATTATGGTATGGGATGATAAACGTGGTTCACATGTAACAATCGGCAAAGCTCTACAAAACCCAGACAGATACAAACACTTGGCAGCAGATATACAATCAATGGTTGATATTGATCCGAAAGGTACTAAAGCTCAAAAATATCTAGATAAGAAAAAACAAAGAAGAAAGGATGCCGAAGCAGAGCGTAAAGCGTTTAATAAAAAAGAAGCGGATCGTAAGAAGTGGAGAGAGGAAAACCCTGAATTAGCAAAGAAGCAAGATGCTGAAGCAGAAAAATTAAGACAACAAGCAAGCGCTGAAAGAAGAAAACGTGATGGAGCTGGTGATGATGATTATTTGGGACGTGATAGTTCAAACTACTGGAAGTCCTCTAATCCAGTTTATCTTCCGTGGGATGATGATGATAAGGATAAAGGATTTGGTGGTTTCGGTGGAGGTAGTTTCGGCGGCGGAGGAGCAGGTGGTAGTTGGTAAACATTTATATTATTAAAAATAAACAAAAATATGAACATAGATTTTCAAGAAATTCTTAAAGAGTTAGAATTTAGAGTACCAAAAGGTATAATAAACCTAAACGAAGAACAACAGGTTACAACATTAGTCGAAATACTTCGTGAGAATGGAGTTCCCGATGCTAATGAATTTGCTCAAAGGGCAAGAGTGATATTTGGATATGTGAGTGAAGCTAATAAAAAGAAAGCATCTACTAAAAAAATAGGAACAAAATTTCCCGCATTTAGTAAAGATGGTGAAAAGCTTGTTTATTTCAAAACAAAGGCTTCATTAGATACTGCTCTAAAACAAGGCTCACATATAACTCCAAAACAAAAAGAGGATAACGATAAGAAGAAATCTGTATCAAAAACGGACAAAAAGCAAGAACCAAAACAATTAGGCGGGATTGAATTGGTAGGTGGTGCTGAAAAAAGAAAATCTAGAAAACAACAAAAACCAACATCTTTTGATGATAGAATTGATAGTAAAGTTTCGCAAAACTTGCAAAAAACATATAATACAGACCCACAATTTTCACAAGCAGGAGATGAATATCCAACGCATAAAGACAGGTTAAAATTATTAGAAAGTAAAAAAGTACCAAAAATAAAAAATGTAAATGTAACCGAAGATGATGTGTATAAAGCATTGGGAATTAAAAAAGGAGAATGTAAATTTCCTTCAAAATATGTATCGGTTATGGCATTAGCATTGACACACGCGAAGGGAAAATATACAATAACCGATTTAACAGATGCAGCGGGTGCGGGTACTCTTGATTCTACTCTTGGTGAACTAATGGTACTGATTGGTTCAACTATAGAAGACGAAAAATCAAGAGCAAATTTCTATAACTATTTAAGAGATAATGTTGCAAAAGGTGGAAATCAATCGCCAATTACAAGAGACTGGATTGATGCAGCTGAAGAATCATGTAAAGCTTTCAATAAAAAATTAGGAAGAAAATGCGGCGGAGGTTATAGTGTTCAGGGAAACTTTTGGGATATTGAAAAGGAAGCAGCCGGGGCTGGAATTAAAAACTATAAGAGAGATAAGGGAAAATCTACGGATATAAATACTTTGGTAAATTGTACATCAAAAGATGGTAAAACTACTCAAATATGGCAACAACCATCATTGAAGAAAAGTAAGGATGTAAATGCTATGAATGCAACAACATCAAGGGTATTTTCGGTAACACTTAATAGATATGGTTCAAAAGCAGAAAAAAAATTATATGAGGACAGTGGTGATGAAATTGATACTTACAAAGGACTTGATAAAAAAATGATTGTAAAGGTAAAATCAGCTGATGGTAGTGTCAAAGATATGACTGTAGAAAATAGAGTTCGTGAATTAAATGCGACAATGAAGAACTTGGAACGTAAATACGCAGATAAAATACCAAAATCTGCTAATCCTGAATATGCAGCAAAAATACAAAAACAATTACATGATAAATTATTAAACGATGTCGATGCAAATAAGGAATTAAATAAATTTTTTACAAATTGGCAATCAATGAAGAATAATGAAAAGATGGAATTGGCCCAAAAAATATCAAAAAAATATCTATCGCAAAAGGGCGATGCATATGGTGAGCAATTAAAAAATATGTTTGATAGAATGTCTGAATATGAAATGAACACACCCGAAAAGTTTAATGAAGTTTTAGATTATATGGAATTGCCGCCAAAAGAAAAATCTAAGCTTATGGTAGCTTCTATGAATGCTGTTTCTCTTACTAATGAGGGTAAAGAAACTGTTTGTGGTGATTATAAGAAAAAATTACTGAAAAATTCACATGGTCATTCGGAAGCCGTTTTGAAATATCTTATAGAAGATGATGAAAATAAGAACGCTCTTTTAGAAAATATATCAAAAACATTTCCATTAAAAGAATTGATGGAAGGTAAAGAGTGGGCAATACTTGGTGAAAAAGGAGGAGGTATAAATTTAGATACAGATACTATAACTAAATGTTTGGGTACAGCCAAATACGAAGATGTTGTTGAAAAATTACAAATAGTACCTTATGGAGATAAAAAAGAACCAACACTTGTTTATTCCGCCGATAATGGTAAAAGGAATATACCTATAAGTAAGATAAATTGTAGACCCGATGGTATTATGTATGGTACTGGTTGGAAATTAGAAATGGATATTCACGATGGGTTTGCAGCCTGTTGTAAATCACACGATGTATAAATTTAATACAAATGAACACACAACTACTTTGCTTGTTTACAACGAAAGAGGAGCTTGATAAAACGCTAGATTTCATAGTATCTAATTATGAGATAATAAATCCTAATGTCTTTATTTTGGAAAGCAAGGTAAGACCTGAAGAATTGTTCGTTACTTTTAATGTTGAAAAGGGGTCTCAACCTGTAAGTTCCCAATGGAAAACTATACTCGTTCATAGGAAAAAGCAAACTAATACAATATACACAATAAACGCCCTAAACGAAGTTGTAAAATCTATGACCGGTGGGCAAATGGATAATTCATTTGTAATTGATTGGGAAGAATTTAGGAATTGTATCTTATCTACTTCAAATTCATCTTACAAAAAAATTCCTACAAAAATATACAAAACATTAAATTTGGAAAATTAAAGTATTTTCCATATATTTGTTTTATGACAAAAAGGAAAAGATATAAACCAATCGAGCTACACGTTGATGCTCCTGACCAAATCTTTGATATTTACAAAGGTCAAATTTCAAAATCAATAATAGAAGCAATTTCATTTGCTCTACGCAATAAAAAGAAACGTGTTGACTTCGCTTATATAATAGTTAAAAACTTTTTAGTTATTACACTTTCAATAGATAATAACGAGTTTATAGAATTGATAGAAGAAAATCTACAAAACTTAATTGAGGTTGAAGATTACGAAACCTGTGCATTAGCAATGAAACTTAAAAATAAAATCGCAAAAAGAAATGATACACAGGTTCTTAAGAAAGCTAAATTGGATGTGTGATTACTATTTGGTTTATTTTCTTTACAATGAGAAGAAACGAATTAGATACCACAAATATATGAAAAGTAAATATAAAGGTTATGGAGAATGGTAAACTAGATTACAATTTACAAAACGACTATATAAACATAAAAACATCCACTATAGTCACATTGGCCGAATTTTTCCAACTTAAAACTACCGATGGACCTATTGATATTAAAGTTGACATAAAATGTGATTTTGCCGATATACCTGAAAAGTATCACGAAGTTGTATTAAATATGCTGACATCAAAATACTTAAATCGTGTATCATTCGGCAACAATCCATTTTCAGAATGCAAACCCATTGTAAAGCGTAAATGGTGGCAGTTTTGGAAATCAAAATACTTTCAAATACAATAAATAGTTATGAGTAAAGAAATGGTAAATCACCCCAATCATTATGGGGAGCAGACAATCCGTATGAAGTAATAAAAGTATGTGAAGCATGGGGATTGGATAAAGATGCATACATTTTCAATGTAGTTAAATATGTAGCCAGAGCAGGAAAAAAAGACCCGGCAAAGGAATTAGAGGACCTCAAAAAGGCCTCATTTTACCTAAATCGTAGGATAGAAACCCTCCAAAAATAAAATTTGGTAAATCCAAAAAAAGTTCGTATATTTACATAGTAAAAGTAAAAAAGGTTATATTTAGTAATAGGGACTATTGCAATAAAACCTTAAACTTAAAACAAATTCTTAAACCTTAAAACAAAAAGCAAATGGACATTTCATTGGCGCTAAATCGCTTCAAGAGCCTCCAAAACAACACAAAAAAATCAGATTTAATTTGGAAGCCAGCAAACGGAAAATCTCAAATCAGAATGGTTCCGTACAAGTTCAACAAAGACCTTCCTTTCATTGAACTTTATTTTCACTACAACATTAACAACAAAACTTATCTCAGTCCTATCTCATTTGGTAGACCTGACCCAATCGTTGAGTTTGCAGAAAAACTTAAACGAACAGGTGATACTGATGATTGGAAAGCAGGTAAAAAAATGGAGCCAAAATTAAGAACTTTCGTACCTGTGGTAATCAGAGGTAAAGAAAACGAGGGTGTAAAATTTTGGGGATTTGGAAAGACTGTATATCAAGACATTCTTGGTTACATTGCCGATCCTGATTACGGAGATATTACTGACCCTAACTCGGGTAGAGATATTGTGTTGGAGGTAACATCAGCCGAAGAATCAAACGCATCTTATCCAACAACGACAATCCGTGTTAAACCGGCTACAACAAAGTTGCATACCGACCCACAAATTGTAGAAAATCTATTGGAAAACCAAAAAGAAATTACCGATTTATATTCGGAATTATCTTACGCAGAATTGAAAACAATTCTTGAAAATTGGTTAAACCCATCAGAAGCTAAAACAGCAGAGGGCGATGATAACTTCGTTGAAGAGTTGGAATCAATTAAACCGGCGGCAAAGCCAGCAGCTGAAAAGCAAACCAAATTGGAAGCTGAAATTGCATCTGGAAAGTTGACTGATTTCGGTGATGAGCCAGCAAAACCAAAAGCACATAACGATGTAGCATCGGCTTTTGATGATTTATTTAATTCCTAAAATAGTTACGACAAATGGCCAAAAGAGAAGAAGACTTAGCAAGTATTCTTGCTGACTCGCTTAATAAACAAAACAAAGACGGAAAGATAGCATATTTCCTCACCGATGGTGGTGGAGATGCTCCGACCAATGTAAAAGATTGGTTATCCACCGGGAACGCTATACTCGATGTAGCAATCTCAAACCGACCGTATGGTGGATTTCCCGTAGGCCGTATTGCAGAAATAACTGGGTTAGAGCAGAGTGGAAAATCTCTGCTCTCCGCCCATTTATTAGCTGAAACTCAAAAGAAAGGTGGAGTAGCAGTTCTAATTGATACAGAAACCGCTGTTAATAGGGATTTCTTGGAAGCAATTGGAGTGGATATATCCAAACTACTTTATGTATCAGTCGATACTGTTGAGGGGATATTTGAGGCTTGTGAAACTATTATTGAGAAGGTAAGAACCGGCGATAAGGATAGGCTAGTAACTATTGTAGTCGATTCAGTTGCCGCAGCATCTACCAAAAAAGAATTGGAAGCGGATTACGATAAAGATGGTTACGCTACCGATAAATCAATTATCATTTCTAAAGCAATGAGAAAGATTACCAATATGATTGGTCGTCAAAGCATAGCATTAGTATTTACAAATCAATTACGCCAAAAGATGAACGCAATGGCATTCGCTGACCCTTGGACAACTTCAGGCGGTAAAGCACTTGCATTCCACGCTTCAGTTCGCTTAAGATTGAAGTCAATGGGTTCACTTAAAGTTGGTGAGAAG